TTTCAAGGATTTTTGCCTTACCGATAAACGTAGCACCTTCCTGCTTAAGATTAACGATAAGGTGAGAAACTCTGTCCAGATTGATAGATGGGGAATCTGGATGACCCAATTCACCAAACGCACGATTCTTCGTGACGTATTCTTCATTATATCTACGCACTTCCTTTTCCAGAATGTGCTTTGGATACACTCGACCATTACGATTCTTTTGTTCACCGACCAAGAATGGTCCGGTGATGAAAAGACTCTTCACACCGTTTTTTTCTTCGGTGATAACCTTTACATTCTGAATGGTTTCGGTGATTAACTTCATTTTATACCCCTAGGGCTTGTCTCTTTCTGAGTGAACGCTTGCGCTTAATCAATGCTCTGGCTAACTTGGCTTTACGCTTGGCTTTACCCTTACGAGCAGCCATCTTGCGCTTCATTCTTTCCTTGGATGACATACGAACCAGTCTACCATCGCGGATAGTATAACCCGGCTTGGTTGCTACCTTTTTCTTACGCTGCACCTTACCGCCACGAACACGCGCGGCGACAATCTTGACATTACCCTCATTCAATTGCTCAGATGCAATAATACCCTTGAGAGTTTCAAGTTTAGCAACAGCCAATTCGTTGAGTTTATTTTTAATATCAAGCATTTGGTTGACCCGTCAGGACAGGAATAGATTCGGGCGCAGTTCCGGAAACGGCAGAAACACCGAAAGGCACGGTGAACATCAGGTTGTATTTATCATTGGTATAAAGAGCAACGTGGCGACCATCGGGAAATACACGAATTCCCTGTCGGCGTAAAACTAGCATAGGAGCAGGAATTGTATTCTTGGACAATTCCGAGGCTTCCCTTAATTTGCCACGCAGTTCCTTAAACTTCATTACTTGAATCTCTTGATGCGTTGTAGTGCTTGAGAGAAATCATTTGGGTGAGCATTCAGTGCGCCACCGAGCGGAACACCGGCACTTGCAAATGATTGTAATGCAGCAGCCTTGTTAGCAGCCAACTTCCGCATCAGCATATACTGTGGTGCTTTTGGATTCTTTGCAGCCAGACCTTGCAAGTCCTTGTGCGCAGCCGCAGCAGCCTGAATATTAACATTAAGTCTCAGTGCTTGCTGTGCGCGACGTAGGTTAGCAATGACATTCTTACTCATCAGGGCTTTTGTGTTAGCCTGTGGCTTGCTACCCGGCTCTAGTGGAGCCTCAGAGAGCGCACCAAGGATATCCGAAGCAATCTGGACTTTTCTAACTTCCAGTGCTTCGTGAATCTTTGTGGCAAGGGTTTCTTCAAATCCCTTGTTAGCACCGTCACGATTATTATTAACGATAGATTCGACTAGTTCCTTGTTCATTGTTGCTCTGCTCCGCTAGGTGAGGGTTCGCCTTGATTATTTATATTACCCTGTTGTTGCATCATGACAGACTGTGCAGCCATCTGCATTTGCATCTGCAACTGAGCAAAGCGCATCATTTCAGCCTGTTCCTCTTCAATCTCAACTTCCATCTTCTCAACTTCTTCTTCGGACAGATGTAGCACGTTCTTTCTCACCCAAGACAGCGAGTAATACATGCCGACATAAGGCTGAATCTGATTCAGAAGATTAATCCGAGTGGCATTCAATTCCGCATCCTTCAACTCTGCGAAATTGTTATCTTCTAGGAAGTCATAATACACGTATTCTTTAATCTGTTCCCATTCTTCCGGAAGCGCAATTCCCTTGAGGGCTAACTGGCGCTTCATCAATTCATCGAACAAAGTACAGAACTTGGCACGCAGACGCTCGACAAACTTATTGAACTTCAACTCATCGCGAGTAATTTCATTGCTGCGTCCGAGCGTGAATCCCTGTTGTGGTACTAAGCGAGAAATCGGCACGTTCAGGGACTTGTACAACTTCTCTTCAAAATACTTAACGTCATCCAACTGACCAAGAGACTGACCAGCAGGAAGCGTGGAAATCTCAGTGGACTTTCCTTCACCGCGACGAGGAATCCAGAAGTCCTCAATCATGGAAGTAAACTTGCGATCATCTTTAATCTCACCAGTGCTAGGATCATAGACGATCTTGTTGCGGAACTTCGTCATGATATCTTGCATGTATTGGTCGGCTTTCATCTTAGGCAGATTACCAACGTCAATATAAAATACGCGACGTTCCGGCGCACGCGATAGACGATAGATTACTACCGCGTCTTCGATCATACGCAACTGGTTGAGTGGCTTAATGGCTTTGTGTAGATATGACAGGACGATGTTACGAGATACGTCCATCAGACCAGAATTAATATTAACGACAGCATCTTCCGCAATTTTGATTGCTGCGTCAACTGGAGAAGTCAGTACCATATTGGGGGTAGGCACAGAACCCTTTTCGTTATAAACGTAGAAGTCCTGATATCCTGCCACAATTTCAATTCCGGTACGAGGGTCTTTGTTCTTGATGACCGAGCGCACTTTGCGAACTTTTCTAGGGTCTAGGTAGACAAGACCAGTAATACCTGCCTTGGGATTAGTCTCGTCAATTTGAACCTGATAGAATAATCTTCCGTCGATATACCAACGTCTAAAGATATCGTGTCCGGAGTTATCGAAGTCGAGAAGTCTTAAAATCTGCTTGAACTCATCACGCAGAATTTGTTTAATATTATCCGGCTGTGGTAGGTCATCCGTCATCATTTCGACGGACATACCTCTGTCATCGTGAACGATTGCTTCGTTTACAATTTCGTCAATAGCCGATTCCAATTCTGGCTGCATAGCCATAGTGCGATAACGTGAGATTAATTCATTTTCATTTCTAAAGGCTGCGTCTAGATTAAGGTAGGTACCGTAGTAACCACCTAACGCAGAGGAATTAATAACATAAGCACCGTCATCTGTCTGTGGCGGTGCGATAGCGGGTTTGGTCTGAGTGACCTCATCTTCCGCTTTACGTAATTCCCATCCAAAAAGTTGAATTGCTGCCATGTATTACTCCATATCAAAGAAAGGGGAGAGGAACTACCTCTCCCCTCCACTCATTATCCTGCGGTTGGAACCGAAGAACGAGTATCTAGCGAAGTCCAGTATTGGTACGACAGAGTTACAGAGAACTCTTCAATCGTATCATTGCTACCCCAATCAAGGTCGATTGGTGCAATGTCATTTGGGAACATGCCGACGAACTTGTACTTCTTGATCGGTGCACCACCCTGCTTCGAATATTGGTACACTTCCGCATCGACTGCATACGAGAGTCCCGGAGCAGCAGGAGAAGTTGCCAGTGCTTGCGGTGCACGCAAGTTAGCGACATTCTCATTAATGCCACGGTGCCAACGCTCAAACGCATTGCGGATCGTGAAGTTTTCGTCGTTAATTACAGTTACCGACCAGTCTGCGAAGGTGCGATTACCGGCTACCTTGACCTCACGACCAAAGTAGGGGACGGTAACTGCACCAATCGTGGAACCCGGCAACTGAGCAGTCTTCACGAAGAAGCGAGAGACTGCGGCTGCTTCCGAACCTAGTTCGACAAACTGTGGAAACTGTAGTACCACTTCGAATAGATTAGGGCGAGCGCCATCATACTGCATCGCTGTTCTGAATTGATCTACATTAAACATTTGTGTTTACTCCTATCCTATTCGGTATTTATCAGAACTTGCCGACGATTTCTTCGAAGGAGACACCAGTACGGACAGCCACGAAGTTCAACTGCATGAAGTTGATGCTCTTTGCTGGCTTGACGTAGATATCACCAACGAATTCATTACGGCGACCCTGTACAGTGCGCAGGAACGGCTCAACCAGATTGACAAACTGTGCGCGAGTGAATTCATCATTAAACTCAAACAGACTTGCGCGAGCAGCCTTGGCAATGCTCTTCTCAAGGACAATGAACAGGCGACGAACATTAATACGATCAAATGCGGATGGGCGACCTAACAAAGTCTTGTCGCCGTACAGAAGCGTACCTTCACCCGGCATCGAAATGACAGGGTTTACGTCATTCTTGTACAACTCATCGCGCTGCGACTTACGTGGGTTGTAAGCCAACTTGACAACATTCTTAATCTGTCCGCGAACCATTCCGGCTGGCGAATACCACGGATCACGATCCGAGTCAGTGCGTGCGCACAGACCGGCAATGTCACCATTCAGCGGAACCCAACGATATGCGTCATTGTACTTGTCGTACATATACTTCCAACCCGAGTCCATGACAGCATAGGACGAGGACAGGTTAGCCAATGCGTTCTTGCGGTAGTTGATAACAGCCGTGGTTGCATCCGTAGCCTGAACGTTAGCAAGTGCAGGAGAGAGGAACGCAACGCAGTCCTTACGGAACGCAGCCAGATTATTAACAACATCCAACTGAACCGTCTGATTGTGACCGGCAGTCAAGACCAACTGAACGTCAATCGTTTCGGAGTCCTTCAAAACGTCATAAGCGCGGATGTTGTCTGCGTCGGTGACAGCAGCCGAAGTACCGCCAATGAACGAGAAGGTGTTGTGAGTCGAACGCAACTCAGGGAAAATGTACGTAGTGTTAGCCTCAACGCCCCACTTGTTCGTAGCATCCGTAACGTCCTCTGGATTACCAGTCCAGAAGATGAACTTCGACTTGCGGAACAGAACGTCCTTCCAGTAGATAGACTCGCCGGACTCATTCTTGGCATTCGAAGCCTTCGACAGATTAGCAAACTTCTCAAGAACAGTACCCGCAACACCGGAAATCTGTCCGAGAGCGTCAACGACAACTAGGTGTAGTTCGTCATTAGCGGCGTTGTTACCATAGGTC